CTGCTGGCGGCCCACCGGACGATGCTGGCCAACATTCCCAAGCGGTTCCTCGCCGACGCGTGGAGTTTCGAGATCACGACGGCCCCGGCCCCAGGCGAGGGCTCCGTCGCCGAGAACACGATGGACTATGCGCGGCAGGTCGCCGGGGGCAAAATCGAAGATTCGCGGCTGTTTTTTTTCCACCGGCAGGCATCGGACGATCACGACCTGACGACGCGGGAGGGGATCCTGGCGGCTGTGATCGAGGCCAGCGGGCCGGCAGCAACATGGAGTGACATTGAAGGGATCGCCGACCAGTGGAGCGACCCGACGGCGGATCAAACGTACCTGGAGCGCGTGTGGCTCAACCGGCTGGTGCGATCCAGCGAGCGCGCATTCGACGTCATGCAGTGGGACAAATTGGCGGACATCGAGTACAACGTGCCGGATGGCGCGACGATTACCCTGGGATTCGACGGCGCGCGCTGGCACGACGCGACGGCCCTCGTCGGGACGGAGATCGCCACCGGGTACCAGTGGCTGCTCGGGCTGTGGGAGCAGCCATACAACGTCCAGGAGTGGGAGGTACCCGACAACGAGGTCGAGGCCGTGGTCGCGGATGCGTTCGAGCGCTGGGATGTGTGGCGAATGTGCGCCGATCCGCCCTACTGGGAGACAAAGGTCGCCGAGTGGGCCGGTCGATATGGGGAGACGAAGGTGGTCGAGTGGTGGACGAACCGCGTCAAAGCGATGGCGTACGCGATCAAATCGTTTAACAATGCGATCCAATCCCAGGAGCTGTCGCACGATGGCAGCCCGCACCTGTCCAGGCACATTGGAAATGCATGTCGGCGGATCGTGCCGCTGCGCGACGACCAGGGCATTCGGATGTGGACGATCTATAAGGAGAAATCGGATAGCCCTCACAAAATCGACGCGGCAATGGCAGCAATCCTGAGCTGGGAGGGGCGCTGCAACGCGCTCACTGCCGGGATCGGGCAGCCGCACGAGAGCATCTATGAGGCGCGAGGATTGGCGGTCGTATGAGGGAGCAACCGGATGACTCCACCCACGTGGATCGACTCGCTGATGGAGTTCTGGCGGCTGCTGTATGGGTTGGGCGTGGACTGGCCACGACATTTGTTTTTTCCCTCCTACATCACCTGGGCCGCGTGCTATGCGACCTGGATCATTTGCCACGCGCTCTGTACCTCGTGTTCCCAGAACAGTACCCATACCTCAGCGTGGTCCCTGGTCGATTTCTTCATCGACCTTTGTTTTGGGTTTGGGGCGCTCTGGCTGGGGCATGTGGAGCATCTGCGCTGGGATGGGCTATTGTAGCCATTCGTCTGGATAGAAAGGTGGATTGATGAGGCCGATTTCGTTCAAACACGCGAACAGGACACTGGGGCCACCACGCATGCAGAATTATTCAGAAAACGTCACGGGCGTTGTCTCTCTACCTGTCTGGTCCGATGATGAACAGTGTGTATCGTGCTGGAAAATGTCATGGGGCGAACGTCTATCCGCTCTGCTGTTCGGGCGTGTGTGGTTGGCGTTGCTCAGCGGCCGGACACAGCCGCCGGCCTACGTCCAGGCCAGCAGGGAATATTTTAGGGAGACGGACGCCACGTGAAGCTATTTGACCGGTACCCCACGCTGCGGCGCGTGGTCGTCAACACGAAAACAGATCGGGCGTTTCGCGGCGTGCTGTGGCAGAAACGACAGGGGTACCTGGTGCTGAGGAATGCCGAGTTGGTGAGAACGGGCGCAGAGACGGTGGCGATGGACGGTGAAGTGGTCGTCGACGCGGCGAACGTCGATTTTATTCAGGTGCTCGGGTAGAGGCGGTGATTCGATGCCGTACGTGATCAGTGCAGGGGCGATGGTAGATGTCCAGCCGTCGTGGTGGCCGGTGCACCGCTATGGCAGCATCCGGCTGTACGACGAATACGTGCGCGATTATGCGGCGCTGTACCGCGAGCAGCCAAACGTGCGCGTGTGCGTGGATTTCCTGGCGCGCAACATTGCCCAGCTCGGGCTGCACGTGTTCCGGCGCGTGTCGGACACCGATCGTATCAGGTTGACGGACCATCCACTGGCCCGGGTGCTGAGCCGCCCACTGCCACCCGAATTCAAAACGACCCGCTACCGGCTGATCGAGAGCCTGGTCTCGGATTTGGGCATCTATTTCAACGCCTATTGGCTCAAGGTGCGGCGGGACGAGGACTCAATGGGCCTGCTGCGCATCCCACCGGCCTACGTCGAGGTATCGGGGGGTCTGGTCCCAACGGCGTACAAAATCACGCTGGGCCAAAAACCGATCCCGGTCCCACCTGAGGACATTGTGCATTTTCGCGGGTACAACGCCGAGAGCGCGATCACCGGGCTGTCGCCGCTCGAGACGCTGCGGCGGATCCTGGCCGAGGAGCACGCGTCGGGGGACTATCGCGAGCATTTCTGGCGAAACGCGGCGCGGATGGGCGGGATGATCGAGCGGCCGCAGGGTGCGCCCGAGTGGAGCGACGCGGCTCGGGAGCGGTTCAAAGCGGAGTTTGAGGCGCTGTACTCGGGCGGCCAAAACAGCGGAAAAACCGCGATCCTCGAGGAGGGGATGACCTGGCAGAACGCCTCGTTCAACTCGCAGGAGAGCGAATACCTGGGCGGGCGCAAGCTGACCCGCGAGGAATGCGCGCGGGCGTACCACATCCCGCTGCCGATGGTCGGGATCCTCGACCACGCGACATTCAGCAATATCAAGGAGCAGCATAAGCAGCTCTACCAGGACTCGCTGGGGCCCTGGCTGGCGATGATCGAACAAGACGTCGACCTGCAGCTTCTGCCCGAGTTCGCGGACAGCACGGGGGTCTACTGCGAGTTCAACATCCAGGAGAAACTGCAGGGCTCGTTCGAGGAGCAGACCGCATCGCTGCAGTCGGCGGTCGGCAGGCCGTGGATGACGGCGAACGAGGCGCGGGCGCGGATGAATCTGCCATCGATGGGCGGGGACGCGGACAGCCTGGTCACGCCGCTCAACGTGCTGGTGGGCGGCCAGGCGAATCCGAGAGATGCTGCGCCCAAAGCGAAAGGCGGGGCACTGGACACGCACCAACCAGCGCTGCGCGAGCGACACGAACAGCAGTGGACGGAGCTGCTGTCGCGGCACTACCGGCGACAGGAGGCGGCGATCGTTTCGAGAGTGCCCAAAGGGGGCGGCCGGCAAGATGCCGGTGGTCCGGGGAGGAAAACGGACATCGGCGGGGTGTGGTGGGACGACGAGCGATGGGATCGCGAGCTGGGCGCGGACCTGCTGAGATTGAACGTGCTCACTGCGGGCGAATGGTCCGCGTCGTTTGCCGAGCGCCTGGATACAGAGGTCTCTGAGGAGCGGATGCTGGCCTGGCTGGAGGAACACAGCCGCATCCAGGCAGAATACATCAACGAACAGACGCGGGATGAGGTGACGCGCGCATTGCGCGACCCGGACCCGGTGCAGGCGGTCAAAGCGGTGTTTGTCCTGGCGCTGACCGTGTGGGCCGCGCGCCAGGCGGTATCGGCGGTGACGGCGGCGGCGAATTTCGGCGCGCACGAGGCAGCGAACGCGAGCGGGCTGCGCTCCAAAACGTGGCGGGTGAATTCGAGTAATCCGCGCGACGAGCACATCGCCCTCGACGGCGTGTCGGTCGGGATCCGCGAGCGGTTCCCCAACGGCATGCGCTGGCCGGGTGACCCGGCAGGCGGGGCGGAGAACAACGCGAATTGTAACTGTTCTGTAGAATTTGGGAGGTAGCTATGTTAAAAAAAACGTACCGATCGGCGATCGAGCTGAAAGAGGACGGAGAGCCGGGCGAGTTCCGGGCCATCTTTTCCACGTTCAACGCGATCGATCACGACGGGGACGTGACTGTGCCCGGCGCATTCCAGGAGGGCCAGGCGGTGCGGATCGCGTACTGGGGCCATCGATGGCAGGATCTGCCGGTGGGACGGGGCGCGATCCACCAGGATGAGGAGAAAGCGTGGGTGGACGGACGCTTTTTCCTGGACACGATCGCCGGAAAAGAGACCTACCAGACGATCAAAAACCTGGACGAGCTGCAGGAATGGAGCTATGGATACGATATTGAGATGTCCGACCTGGGGCAGTTCGAGGGCCAGGACGTGCAGTTTTTGCGCCAACTGACGGTATACGAGGTCTCTCCCGTGATGTTGGGAGCCGGGATCGGGACCCACACTGAGACCATCAAGGGGAAGGGCGCCGGCGGCGATGGCGAGACCGGCGATTCCGATAACGCGGGGAACGAAGAAGGGCAGACCGGCTCACCTGCGCCAGGCGCAGGCGACGACGGGGACCTGAGCGGACCTCCACCGCGCGTCGTATCCACTCAGATAGAGATCGACCTTTTGGAGGTATGAGATGAACAAGAAAGATCAATTGAGAAAGCTGCTGCTCGACGCCCGCGCGATCGCGGACGCGGCAGAGAAGGCGGAGCGAGATTTCACCGCCGAGGAACGGGAGCAGATCGAAAAGTTGCTCAAAGCGGCTCGGGATCTCAAGGCCGAGATCGTGGCGGACGAGAAAGACGCCAAACTGAAGGCGGATATTCTCACGTTGGACGCCGAGTTCCGCAGCGATCCACGCCAGGACCCAGGGCAGCCGGTCCAGCCGGGACGGGGCAAGACGATCGGCGAGCAGTTCGTCGAGGCCAAGGCGTTCACGAACTGGCTGCAGCAGATCGCGCCGTCCGGGCACCTGCCCGAGTCGACGCGCGGAATCCACTCGCCGCCGGTCGAGTACAAATCGCTGTTGAAGGATTTGGTCACCGGTGTGAGCGACACGAGCGCGGGCGCGTTCGTGGAGACCGACTATACCGGGATCTATGAGGCGATGGGGCGCTACCCTCTGAACATCATGGATCTGATCAACCGCCGTACCACCATGAGCGACCTGGTGCATTTTGTGCGCCAGACGCAGCGCGTGCAGGAAGCGACGCCGGTGGCTGAGGCGAACGTCACCGAATACAGCGGGGCGACGGGAGAGATCAGCGGCGAAAAACCAGAGGGCGCGATGGCGTTCGAGCAGGTGACCACGGCCGTGAAAACAATCGCGGTGTGGATCCCGGCGACCAAGCGCGCGCTGAGCGACGCGGCCCAGATCCGTGGGCTGATCGACCAGGAGCTGCGCGACGACCTGTACGAGGAACTCGAGGACCAGTTGATCAACGGCGACGGGGTCGGCGAGAATTTCACCGGCCTGACCAACACGACCGGGATCCTGACGCAGGCGTGGAACACGGACATTCCCACCACGGCGCGGCAGGCGATCACGAACCTGCAGGTCAACGGCCGATCCAGGGCCACAGGGTGGGTGATCCATCCCGAGGACTGGGAGACGATCGAGCTGCTGCAGGACGACGACGGGCGCTACTACTGGGGCGGGCCGCTGGCACGTGGCGCTCCGCAACTGTGGGGCGTGCCGGTCGTCACGTCGCAGACGGTCACGCAGGGCACGGGCTACCTGGGCGACTGGCGCAAAATGGTCCTCTGGGACCGCGAGGAGGCCAGCATCCAGGTCAGCGACAGCCACGACGACTTTTTTATCCGCAACATGGTGGCCATCCTGGCCGAGCTGCGCGCGGCAATGGGCGTGATCCGGCCCTCGGCGTTCGTCGAGGTGGCGTTCGAGTCGGGCAGCTAGGAAGATCATAGAAAGGGGCGCGGAGTGAAGGCGCCCCAGGGGAGGGGCAATGCGGGTCAACGTCGTCTGCAGAAACTACCAGGAGGACCGGGTGATACCGCGGTTTTCGCGGTATCTCGCGGATAACCTGGGCTGGACGGTGACCCGCACCCCCGACCCGGAGGCCGAGGTCGTCTATCTGTCGGCCTATTTTGAATCGCAGAAATGCAAACCGTGGCCCAACGTCCCCGTGGCGGCGTATTTTACGCACCGCGAGGAGGAACCGCCGGGCAACAGCAAGGCCAAACTGTTTGATCGCATCGCCAAGCGCGTGGACCTGCGGATCGCCACGGCGGGGATGTATGCAGATCTGCTGGCCCCATATGGGGCGGCGGTGCAGATGCCGCCGCCGGTGGAGCGAGAGCGGTTCCTTCCCTCTCCCCATCCCGCCCCTGTTGGGGGAGGGCGCATGGTGGCCGGGTTTTCGGGGTACACGTACGCGAACCGGCGGAAGGGTGAGGACCTGGTGCGCGGGATCCTGGCCTCCAAGCCGGGGCAGAAGGTGGAATGGAAGGCGAGCGGGCGCGGCTGGCCGGTGCCCACAACGCGCTACGCCTGGCGGGATATGCCAGGATTCTACCAGAGCCTGGACATCCTGGTGGTCACGAGCCGCGTCGAGGGGGTGCCGATGCCGCCGTTGGAGGCGCTGAGCTGCGGGGTGAGCGTGGTCGTGCCGCGCGGCGTGGGGCTGCTGGACGAGCTGCCCGATACGCTCGGGATCCACCGCTACCGGCGCGGCGACGCAGGCGACCTGGTCACGGCCCTGGGCAAGGCGATCACGGCGCGGGGCGACGTGGACCGGGAGGCGCTACGGGCGGTCACGGAGCCGTATTCGGTGGCGGCATGGTGCCAGGCGCACGAGGAGGCATTCGTGGAGCAATTTGACGCCTGCGGGAACGCGGGCATGAGCAGCGAGATCACAGAGGCAGAGGCACCGGTGTCCATCGTGGAGCCTGTTTCCGGGAAACAACCGGTCGCGCCACGAAACCCAACTGGCCAGCGCGGGATCTATGTGGTGGCGTTCGGGGACCCGGCGCGGGGCTGTGCGCTGAAACTGATGGAGAGCATCAAAACGCATATGAGCGAGGTCCCGATCGCATTGTGTGCAGACCGGAAAATTGGACTGGAGGACCTGCTGATCGTGCAGCCAGACAGCGACGTGGGCGGGCGGCGGGCCAAACTGCGCGCCTACGATCTGGCCCCGGCGGAGTGGGACGCGGTGCTGTACCTGGACGCGGACACGGAGGTGGTCGCGCCGATCCAGTTCTATTTTGAACTGATCGAGGACGGGTGGGAATTTGTGATCTGCAAAGATCCGCACCTGATGGACACGATGCACCATTTTCGACGGCGGAACAACCTGGACGAGCTGGCCGAGACGGAGAAACAGGTGCATACGCTACACACGCTGCAGTACAACGGCGGGGTGTGGTCGTTCGGGCGCAATGCGCGCGTCGAACGGTTTTTCAAACGGTGGCTGGCAGAGTGGGAGCGCCACGCGCAGCGCGACCAGGGGGCGCTGATCCGGGCAATGTACACCGAGCCGCTGAAAACGTACGTGCTGGGCAACGAGTGGAACACGTTTCCCAAGTACACCAAGGGGATCACCACGGCGGGATTGATGCACTATCCGGGCGACGCGCGCCGCTGGCGGGGTATGATCCCAGGGCGGATCGACAGCGAGACAGCGTGGGAGGCGGTAAAACGATTCGAGGCCACGCGACGGGGACGGAGGCAGGGTTGATGGCCATCCAGGCGGCGATCGTGAGCGCACAGCGCTGCGGCGGGCTGTTCCTGGCCGGGTGCCTGAGCAACCATCCGGACGTCCACTGCCCGCGCGAGGAGCCGTTCCGGAGAGAATCGATCTGGCAGCAGAAACTTCATATGGGACACGCCGCGCTGCTGGGTTTCGTGCTCAACGAGCCGTATTACGCGGTGAGCATGTGCCGCTTGACGTACGACCAGGCGTTTAATGCACGGGTGCGGGGCTACCTGCTCAAGCACCAGGTGCGGATCGTCCACCTGGTGCGGGCGGCGATGCCGACGGTCACGAGCACGCTGCTGGCGAAATTGGAGATGGCCAGGGGAGTACCACGGCACCGGTTCGACGACAAATTCGCAGACGACGAGGTGCTGGACGTGGGGCCCGACGAGGTGATAAAGCGGATCGCCCACCTGCTGGGCCAGCGCAAACGATTTGCCGAGCAGTACGCGGACAATCCACAGATCTCGGTGCAATACGAGGAACTGACCAAGTGGGAGGGTCACCTGGCGCTCAACGTGACCCGGCGCATCTGCCGGTTCCTGGAGGTGCCAACGGTCCTGCTGGCGGCGCACAATCGCAAGATGCACAGGCGGCCGATCGAGAGCTATTACCGCCGGTGGGAGGCGATCGAGGCGGCCATCGCGGAACGCGACTGGGGGATAGACCTGTGGACATCCTGAATCTGGGGGCGGGCAACAAACCGCGCAAAGACGCCACGAATCACGACCTGCGCAAGCACCGTCCCGAGATCGACGTGGCGTGGGACCTGAACGACCGGCCCTGGCCCTGGGAGGATGGATCGTTCGATCTGATCGTTGCCCGGGCCGTGCTCGAGCACCTGCGGATCGACCTGGTCGCCTCGATGGATGAATGCTGGCGGATCCTGCGACCGGCGGGGCGCATTTACCTGAAACTGCCCCACTGGAAACACAACAACACGTACATGGACCCGACGCATTACTGGCGGTACGCGATCGAGACGCCGAACATTTTCGACCCGGAGACGCCGTACGGGCAGGCGTACGCGTTTTACACGGAGCGAAAATGGCGGATCGTCAAGGGCCCGGCGATGAACCGGGCCAGAAGCTCGATCCACGTGACGATGGAGGTGCGCAAATGAACGACAGGGGCATTGTACTGCAGGCCGCCGATTCGGCCATCGAGGCGCGCGCCAAGGCAGTGAAACTGCCGGTGATCGTGGATCCAGAGATGCCGCTGGCGTTCGAGAAAACGCTGTGCGTGGGGCCCGGCACGGGCGTGCCGTGGGATCTGCTGCCGGCGGCGTGGCATTTCCTGAAGCGCTGGGACGCGGCGGTGCCGCTGTGGCGCTATGGGGTGAACGCGTGTGACGTGGGGACGCCGAGCGAGCGCGAGCGGACGCAGCAGGTGGCGAGGGACCTGCGCGTGCTGCTGTACGCGCAGGAGCTGCTCTTTTTGCGCAAAAACGAGGCAGGCGAGGCGCTGCGGGCTGCGTTCCTGGAGGAACGGGCCACCGGCGGCGAGGAACGCCTGGCATTTCTGCGCGCATACTACCGCGTCAAGCCACGGCTCTGCGTGCTGCCTCGGACGTGGATGGCCAAGATCCAGTCGCGTCCCAAGTCCACTGCCCGGGCAGAGAAGCGGGGTCACAGAGGGAGCGGAAAAAGCCGCTTGGTGCAGGTCGAGATCGGGCCGGGGCAGTTCGTCCGCTGCGCGCCCGAGAATGCGGAGCAGGTGCGCGCACAGTTTGCGCGGAGGAAACGAGGGCGACATGCGCGGTAAACCGCTGGATAAGGCGCGGCGCCCGGCAGGGAACAAGGCAGCTCGGGCGCAAGTCGACGATTTTACCAGCATTCCCGGCGTGCCGGGATTCGTGGCCTATTCGCTGCACATGCAGGGGATCCTGACGTTCGCCCAGCTCCGGGCGGCGGACGTGAGCTGGCTGCACGCGCCGGTACGAGCCGCGATAGAGAGGTGGCGCGATGGCTAATTTCTGCGAGATGCAGGAAGTCGCAGACGTGCTGCAGGTCGCAATCACGGACGCGGACCAGGCAGCATCCTGCGAGCGGGCGATCGTCGAGGCCACGGCGGCGATCCGGAATTACTGCCACCAGACGATCGAGCTGGTGGCGGACGACGAATACACGTTCGACGTGTGGTCCCCCTGCTGGAAACTGTTTCTGCCCGAGCTGCCGGTGATCTCGGTGGCCAGCGTGGTCGAGGATGAGGAGACGCTGACGGTCACCGATGATTACAAATTGGCCAACCATGGCCAGCTCGTCCGCGTGGACCAGCGCTGGCCGGTGGGCGTGCAGATCGTGACCGTGACGTACACGCACGGCTATGCGACGATCCCGGACGACGTCGTCGCCGTCTGCGCCAGGGCGGCGGCGCGGCGGTTCCAGGCCGGGCTCAAGGCAGCGGATTCGGACGGCGTACCGGGGATTACAGCGAAGGCGCTGGGCGATTTCTCGGTCTCATTCACCAGCGAGGCCGGCGGCGGGATGGGAGAGGGGCTGATGGGCGTGTCAGGGGCGCGCATGCTGCTGCTGAGCGAGAAAGATATTCTGGATCGATACAGGTACGTGGGGCCATGAAGGCGCTCAGAGAGGGCACGGCACTCAGGGAGGGCACGGCACGCCGTGCCCCTACAGGGATGGCGCGAGGATAGATGACTGTTTTTGCGTCGCTGCTGAACAACACGTTCACCGTCTCGCGTCGGGCGCGGACGTCCGATGGCCAGGGCGGGCACGCCATCGCCTACGTCGAGATCGGGACGGTGGCGGGACGGATCCGGCCGGCGACGAGCAGCGAACAGGAGGTGGCGGATTCTGAGGAGCAGCAGATCAGCCACGTGCTGTACGTGGACGCGGGAAGCGACATCGCACGCGGCGACCTGGTCGAGTGCGGCGACCTGGCGGTGGAGGTGCTCGGGATCCGAGAGCCGAGTTTGGCCGGAAAACACCTGGAGATCGACTGCCAGGAGCGACAGAACGAGAGCACGGAGGAATACGGCTCGTGATTGTGAAATGGACGCCAGAGGCGGTGCGGGCGGCTGCGTTGGCAGATCTAGAGGCGAACGCAGAGATCGTCGGCGAATTCGTGGAAACGGAAGCCAGACGGCGGCTGGACGCGATCCAAAAGCCGGATAACTGGAAAGCCGTCAACTATCGACGGTTCCTGTCGAAATGGATGTTGACCCACACCGTAGAGACAACCGCAAAAGAGATCGTGATCCGCGTGGGGATGCGGCGGCGCTCCGAGACAGGCGGCGACCACCACGGATTCTACATCGAGACCGGATCCAGGAAGGCACCGGCCCACCCGTACCTGCGGCCGGCGGTGTTCGACAATGGTGACCAGATCGTGACGCTATTGGCGGGAGAGTGACATGGTATCCAAGGAGCTGCGGGAGGCGCGGGCAGAGGTCGAGCGGGCGCTGGCGCTGTGCGATTCAGAGACGGCGGACGGGATCATTGGCGCGCCGCCTGACGAATACGGCACGTTGGTGCGGGGCGTGCGGGCGGGCTACCAGATGCTGTGGATGATGGCCCTGGGCAACGGGGTGCGGAAAAACACCAAAACGCTGAAAATGGGCGCACAGATGCTGACTATCCTGCTGAGCATCGTCCACTATGCGTACGCCCTGGGCGTGCGGCGCGGTAGGGAGAGCCAGTCCCCCAACAAAACGGGGGATCTCCGATGAGCGCCCTCACGGCGGCGATCTATGACTGCCTGGCGGGGGATGCGACGCTGACGGCGCTGCTCTCTACCTATGGGGTCACGCCGGCGATATTCACGACCGACCCAGCGCCGGGGGACGCAGAGCTGCCCTACATCGTCACAGCCGGCGAGGTGAGCCAGGCTCCGTTCGACACGAAAACGACGCTGGGACGGACGATCGTGCGGGACGTGCGCTGCTATGCCTCGGCGAGCGGGAGCGGTATCACGGTGGAGGCGATCGCCGAACGGGTGCGGGCGCTGCTGCACCGGCAGGCGTTGACGATTGCCGGTTTTGCGTGGATTTGGGCGGAGTGCTCGGGGCCGATCGTGGCCGACGAGCCCGACGCATATGGACGGATCGTATCTGTACGACTGACAGTGGAGGAAACGTGATATGGCCATGAACGGAACGGACATCCTGATCGCGATCGACGGCGACATTGTCGGATCGCAGCGCGACGTGACGTTCGACGAAACGACGGCAGAGATCGACATCTCGTCGAAAGATTCCCGGGCTGGGCGGTACCTGCCCGGCCGCTATGGGGCGACGATGAGCCTGGACGCGCTCTATGTACCGACCGATACCGCGTACCTGGCGCTGCAGAGCGCAATGCGCGATGGCGAGATGGTCGAGGTGTGGTCGATGGAGGACAGCGTGGTGATCGAAAGCGCCGACGCGATCGTCACCTCGTTAAGCCGCAGCGGTCCGGACCAGGGAGAGGCAACGGTATCGATTAGCCTGCGCATCGACGGCGAGTGGACGAGCGGCAGCTAACCGTTTCACCCGAGGCGGGAGGCCGCATTGAATCTCGAACTCGTGCTGGGGATCGTGAACGCTGCGGTCCTGGTATTTGGCATCATCACCGGGTCGTTGATGATGCGCGCCAACCGGCGCAAGGCGAATGCTGAGGCGCAGCAGGCGGAGGCAGGCGCGGCGGCGTCGCTGATCCAGGCTGCCTCCGAGATAGTAGACGACCTACAGGCGGAGGTGACGCGGCTGCAGGCGCGGCTCACGTCGCTCGAGGACAGAGCGCAGGTCCGGCAGGATCAAATCGACCAGCTCCACGATGACCTCGTGCAGGCCAGCACGCGCGTGACGATGCTGGAGGCGCTGTCCGAGGAGCAGGCGCGGGTGATCGAGGTGATGCGCGGCGAGCTGCGGCAGGCCGAATCGCGGATCAAGGCGTTGGAGGAGGAAAATCGGTGCCTGGTGCGGGAGAACGAGCGGCTACGGCAGGGATACGGCAGCGTTTCCGGGAAACAAACGATGGAGGGGTAAATGCCGACAGCCTGGTATATCATTCCCTATCGGCGGCGGCCAGCTCGGCGACGCCCCACGCGGTACGTGGCCATCGACGACCACACCGCACAAATCCGTGACTATGGCGGTACCTGGTCAGAGGTGGAGGTGCTCGGAGACCGGGCTATCGTCAAAGTGCGCGCGCCGGCGGCCGTTCTCCAGGCCCTGGCCGACCTGCCAGGCTACAAGCGCATTCCCAGAGACCGGCTGGATGACAGCCTTGCCGATCTGCCGGCCGCAGCCAAAGCGGCGCTGCGTGATGAGATCCTGGATATGGGCTACCCCATCGCCGAGATCCGCGAGCGATTTGGTAATGACCTGGGAGCCTATACGCTGCGCGATGTACTGAGATTCATGGCGCGCCGGAGACGCAAGCCGCGATATGATAGAGAGACGGATACCATCGTGCTCGACGGCCCGGTGCAGCCGTGCCGTGACGTGGACGATCTGGACGCAGCCGTGACCGAGGATTAGCATGGCGTTCCCGACCACTGGGATTTTAGACAATTTCAACCGAGCTTCCATAGGCTCTGATTGGACGGAAGACATTTATGATTACGGGGATGGCAACCTAGGCATCTCGTCCAATCAGGCCTATGCGCCTAGCTATTTCTCGTCCGCCTGGTGGAACGATGCCACGTTTGGGGTAGATTCAGAAGCCTACATTACGATTTCCACGCTGCCCGGCGCGGGCAACGTGGTCGGACTCGGAGCCCGGCTCCAATCTCCGGGGACCTCCGGGATAGACGGCTACACAGTCGAATACGCCCAGGCGGCGGGCACCGACACGGTGGAAATCTATCGTCTGGACAATCGATCCGCAACTCAGCTCGGAGCCAGCATCAGTCAGGATTTTAGCGCAGGCGATGGACTGGGGATCGAGGTCGTTGACAACACGATCAGCGTGTATCGTCGGTCTAGTGGAACATGGTCAGACATTTCCAGCGGCGGCAGATCTGATGACACGTATGAATCCGCCGGATATATCTGCCTCGTGTTGAACGAATCTACCGTCCGGGCCGATGATTTTGGCGGCGGGACGGTCGTCGCCATCGAGCTGGCCGGCCTGGCCTTGGCGCGTGCGATGGCGGTCGGGTTGCAAGGGATCGCCACAACCGGCGGGAGCGACTCGCTGAACAGGACGCTCGGGGACTCGGAGGACGCCGCCGCTGTGACCGGTGCTGCGCTGGCATTGGCGGAGACGCTGGCACAGAGCTTGCAGGGGATCGCGACGGCGGCGGGCGCAGCGATGCTGCTCAGCGTCCTCGGAGAGAGCGCGGGAGCAGCGGCACAGAAGGGCGGCGCATTATCCCTGGCGCGGATTCTGGCACATAGTTTGCAAGGCGCCGCGACGGTGGGAGGGAGCGAGACGTTGGCACGATCGCTCGGGGACGCAGAGGGCAGTAACGCACAGACGGCCAGCGTGCTGGCCCTGGCGCGGGCGATGGAAGCAGGATTGCACGGGCTCGCCACAACCGGCGGGAGCACGGCGCTGGCGCGGTTCCTCGGGGATACGGCGGCTGGCGGCGCCGCGGCTGGCGGGACGCTATCTCTATCACGGTCGCTGTACACGGTGTACGGCGGCGGGGTCGTTCTCGAGGCGGCGCTGGCGCTGAGCCTGGCGCGGGCGCTGCAGTCCACGAGCGGCGTAGCATTCGAGGCCGCTGTGTCCCTAGCCATCCAGCGAGCGATCAACCTGTTGGGAGACGCGACCGCGCTGGGCGCGGTGGAACTGGCCCTGGCGCTTGGAGACGCGCATAGTGGCGTAGCGGCAGCGTGGGCGGCGTTTCTGAGCGCGCTCGGACGCGGGGCGAGCCTGTCGGCGGGAGCGGACGCAGGAGCCAGTCATCTGCTGGCTCGAGCAGCGGCGGCCACAGCCCAGGGCATGGCCACAGCCCAGGGCGCTGCAGTCCTGGCGCGATCGCTGGACACGACACAGATCGGGAACCTGGGATTTAACGTCACGGCGACGCTCACTCGGTCGGGCGCGATGGCCGCTGCAGGACTGGGCTCTGCTGGCGCAGGCCTCGAGTTGGATGTATCCATCGCGATGGCCCCGGCGGGTGGCGCTGTGGCTGCAGGCGAGATCGCCCTGGGGCGCGTGGAGGCCCTGGCGGCGATCGGCGCGGGGCTGATCGCCGCAGGGATCGACCTGTCCAACGTGCGAGAGATCGCGGTCACCGGCGATGCCGTATTTGTGTCGATCGTGCTGGACGTGGAGGTTTCAGATGCGGCGGTCACCGTCGCGGCGCTCTCTGATGCCATCACCTACCGGCTGAGTCTATCGGATTCGTCACGTGCATAGTGGCTCGCGCGCAGCGAGCGAGGAGTGGAACGATGTTGGAGCAAATTGGACGGCGGTTGAAAATGGCAGCACAGGCGCTCGCCGGTAGAAAAGCGGCGCTGGGGGTGCGCCGGGCGGTGCACTACCGGGTCGAGTGCTATGACCGGCACGGCAGGCTGAAATGGGTCGACGAGTTTGACAACCTGGTCGTGAACGCCGGGCTGGACGACAGCCTCGACAAACACCTCAAAGGGTCGTCGTACACGGCGGCATTTTACGTGGGGCTGACGGATGGCACCCCAACGCCGAACGCCAATGACACGATGGGCAGCCACGGTGGCTGGACAGAGGTCGAGGATTACGACGAGGGCACCCGCCCGGCGCTAACCCTGGGCAGCGTGTCCGGGCAGAGCGTGGACAACTCGGCGAGCAAGGCGGAATTCACGATCGACACGAACAGCACAACGATCGGCGGCGCGTTCGTCACCACGAACGCGACCAAAGGGGGGTCGACCGGCACATTGTACGGCGTGGGCGCGTTCACGGCGGGCGACAAATCGCTCGACGACGACGACGTGCTGAACGTGACCGTGACCCTGACCGCATCGGCGTCGTAGGCGTACGATGAGTACTACCTACGACGTGGGAGACCTCGTGCGCTGCACGGGGACGTTTACCAACGCTGCAGAGACGGCGGTCGATCCGACGGCGGTAGTTTTTATGCTACGCTCGCCCGGCGGGGTGGAGATGACGTACACGTACGGCGAGGATGATGAGCTGGTGCGGGATGCGACGGGCGTGTACCACGTCGACGTGGACGTGGATGAGGAGGGGTCGTGGCATTACCGGTTCGAGAGCACCGGGACGGGCCAAGCCGCCGAGGAAGCGCGGATCTATGTGGCCGCGTCGATGTTTGACTAGGGAGGGCTGATGGTTACTGGTGCCAGAGGAGAGAGCACGATTCAGGCAGGCGACCGCGAGGTGCGCGTGTTGTTCACCAATCGCGCGTTAGGCGACGCTGAGCAGCAACTGGGCCGATCAATCATTGGGGTATCCCGCGGGCTGCAGGACGGCTCGTCGGGGATCCGCGAGATCGTGGTTTTGCTGCGCGTGGGGATGGAGGCGGCGCGGCGTGACGCGCGCGAGGGCGGACGCTCGATCACGATTCCCGATGCCTACAACGTGTTGGAACACGCCGGCTTTGCCGCCGTGACAGAGGCGGTCATGATGTCCGTCGCGGCGGTGCTCAGCTATGGCACGGAGGTCGAGGTGGACGACACAGACCCAAATCTGTAAGCCAGGAGGTGCTCGATTTTGACGCGCTCCTGGCGGAATCACTGAAAGCGGGGTCCACCGTCGCGGCATTCTGGGAAATGACGCCGCGCGAGACGTACGCGCTGATCCAGGCAGAGGGATGGCGGCGAGAGCAGGCGCAGCGCGGGCGCGCCTGGCTGGCGTGGCACATTGGGGCGCTGCAGCGGACCAAGCGATTTCCGTCGCTGCAGCGGCTGATGGGACCGGACAAACCGAAGGCGCTGAGCGCGGATGAGATGGCAAGTCGCCGTGAGGAGTTCCAGGAAATGAAGGCGATATGGGAACGGAAACACAGCTAGGCCAGGCAAATATCCCGATTCGCGCCACGCTGGACAAACTGGACAGCGACCTCGAGGGCGCGCGCACCAAAGTTGGCCGGGTGATCGACGGGATCGTCGGCAACATCCAGAAGGTGGGCGGCGTCGCGCTGGGGATCGGGGGCGCGGCGGTGGCCGGGATTGGCGCGATCGGCGCGACGGTGGGGAAATTGGCCATCGATGCGGCGCCAGTCGAGGGCCTCGCCGCCGCATTCGACGGGCTGGCCGAGAGCGCGGGGGTGGGCACCGCCGATATGCTGGCGGCGCTGAAAGAGGGCTCGGCGGGAATGATCGCCAACCGCGACCTGATGATGTCGTTCAACCAGGCGGCGAGCCTGGTCTCGCTCGATTTCGCCACGCAGCTCCCCGACGCGATGGCTTACCTGGGCAAAGTGTCGGCGTCCACCGGGCAGGATATGGGGTTCCTGCTCGACAGCCTGGTCAAAGGCGTTGGGCGGCTGTCCCCGATGATCCTCGACAACCTGGCGATCCAGGTCTCGCAGAGCGAGGCCACGGAACGCGCTGCGGAAATGTTTGGCGTCGAGGCGGAGCAGCTCACCAAGACGCAGCTCCAGGCCGGGATGATGAACGTCACCTTGGAGAAGTTGGCTGAGAACACGGCAGCGATGCCGGACGTCTCCGAGTCAGCGGCGGCCAAAATGGCGCAGCTCCAGGCCACGTTCCAGGACACGAAAGACGAAATCGGGATGGCGTTCCTCCCGATCCTGACCACGCTGCTCGGGGTCCTGGCCACGGCCGGCGAGACCGTGCTGCCCTACCTGAGTACGGCGCTGGAGGCGATCGCGCCGGTAGTGACCTCCATTGGCGAGGCGTTCGGCAAATTCATCGGCTGGATCCTGGCCGGAGAGGACCCGATCGCCGCGCTGACCATCGCCCTGTACTCGATTCTCCCACCTGAGATCGCGCAGCCGATCGTCGACGCGATCTCGGGCATTGCCGCCGGGATCCAGTCGATCGTCGATGCCGCCTCGCCGTACGTGGATATGGCCACGCAGTGGATCGCGCAAAACGTGCAGCTTGGCGACGCGCTGATCGCGCTGGGGATCGCCATCGCCAGCGTCGTGATCCCGGCGCTGTGGGGCATCCTCTCGCCTATCCTGGTCATCATTGGCGTGGCCGTTGGCCTGATCGCCGTTATCACGCTGCTGCGCACCGCGTGGGAATCGGATTTTCTGGGCATTCGCACGGCGCTGACGGATGCGTGGGCCGAGATCCTGCCTGTTCTGGAAACGCTGTGGCAGTGGCTGCAGGTCAACGTGCCGGCGGCGATCGAGACGCTGGTCGCGTTTTGGGAGGAAACGCTGCTGCCAGCGATCGAGGTCGTGTGGGCGTTTATCGTCGAAAACGTGATCCCGATCATGGAGGCGCTGGGCGAGGTGATCGGGGCGACGCTGGTCCTGGCCGGGACCGCGCTGGCCGGGCTGTGGCAGAATGTACTGCTGCCGGCGCTGCAGACGGCTGGGAACTGGATCCGCGATACGCTGGGGCCGATCCTGGAGAGTTTCCTCGGCTGGCTAAACAACGTCACCGGCGGGCTGGATGGGGTCAAATCGGCGCTGAGCAGCGTGAAGGACTGGCTGGGCAAGGTGGCGGATAAAATCAGCAGCATTCACCTGCCCGACTGGCTGACGCCGGGGTCCCCGACGCCCTTTGAGATCGGGCTGCTGGGCATCGGCGACGCGGCGCGGCGGCTGGCGCGGGTCGAATTCCCGGCGATGGCGGCCTCGCTCAGCGTGCCTCAGTTCGCGGCGGCGGGGATGGGCGCGGGCGAGATGGTAGCCACGCCGCGCGGCGGCCCTGGGGGCGGCTACCAGATCACCAATGTATTCGAGGCAAACAGCGTGCGCAGCGAGGAGGACATTTACCGGTTGAACGAGGAAATGGACCGCAGCATGGCGTTGCGTGGGCTGCAGAGGAATATCGGCTGATGGCAGAGGTACTGACGATCGGCGGCGTGGACCGCACGTCACTGATCTGGGGCGACACGCTCAAGATCGAACAGGTGGCGGGCGAGTTTTCCGCCGTATGCTCGTTCAAATTGAACGATGTGGACGCGACGCTGGCCATCGCGACCCGCGACGCGGTGACCGTGACCGAAAACGGGACGACGCTGTTTGCCGGGGAGGTCGTCGACATTGACACCGACCTGATCGACCTGGCGCTGGACGGGCGGCGGCTGACCGTGCTCTGCCAGGATTACCAGATCCTGGTCGAGGAGGCGGTGATCGACGGCGAGGAATCGTACAGCGCGCAGTCTGACGAGGCGATCATTGGCGATCTATTTGCCTCGTACCGTGCCGACATCGACGCGACCACGTACGTGGCCACGCTTAACGCGAGCATGGACCTGACGGTCGCCGACGTCACGCTGCGCGAGGCGTTGGCCGAGATCTGCGGGCGCACCGGCGGGCGGTGGTACGTCGACGAAAGCAAAAACCTGCACTATTTCGACGCCGAGAGCAACGTGGCCGCGTGGTTCCTGAGCGATACGCCGGACAATTCGACCTCTTTTCCCTACCAGAACATTGCGCTGCGACTGAAAGCCACGACGATCGTCAATCGGGTGCTAATTGTGGGGACCAACGTGCGCGAGTGGCGGGAGGACGCCGCGAGCATCGCCGCCTATGGCACGCGGCCGGCGGTGGTCGTCGACACGGCGATCGTGGACGCGACGGCGGCCAACGAGCGCGGCGACGCGATCCTGGCCCGCCACGCTTATCCTCACACGTCCTATTCCGTGACCACGCGGAAAGAGGGCCTGCGCGCGGGGATGGACGTGCGGCTGGTCTGCGGCGCGTGGTCGCTCGACGATACACTGACCGTGGAGCGGTTGACCATCCGCTGGCGCGGCAACGTGCGATTCTACGAACTCGAGATCGGCGAGGGGGTGGCCACGGCGTTGACCACCGGCCGATCGTGGATGGATCGCCTCTCCCAGGTCGAGGCCGGCGTGGGCACGATCAACGACGATGTGTTCGACGTCGACGGGCCGGCGA